GCATCATAAACGGAATCGCGCTCTTAATCGCTTCCTCGTCAAAGCTGCCGCGTATGCGCGGTTGGGGATTCGTCCGGACGCTGCCATGACAACACAACTGGAGATCTGCGCCAAGTATCTGCGCGGCGAGAATCCGCATGCGACTTAATCTGGGCTGCTCGGATCGCCATTTTCCCGGCTTCACGAACGTGGATCTCTGCGCGCCCGCGGATGTGATCGCCGATCTGACTCAGCGCTGGCCGTGGGAAGACAACTCGATTGAAGTAATCCGCGCCTGGGACCTGATCGAGCACTTACCCGACAGGAACCATACGATGAACGAAGCCTTCCGTGTTCTCTGTCCGGGCGGATGCTTTGACATTGAAGTGCCGACGACCGACGGCCGCGGCGCCTGGCAGGACCCGGGCCACGTAAGTTTCTGGAACCGCAATTCCTTTTTCTATTATCAGCACGGGAACCCGCACCTGACGCGCTTTGCCCCGATGAACGGCGTGCGCTGCGCCTTCCGCATCGTCGAAGATCACGAGCGGATGCTGGCGGATCAGGTGTCAAAGCTTCATATCGTGCTAGAAGCGGTGAAAGCGTGAAGGCGTGAGGCGACGGCGTAGCGCAGTCAATTCCCTCGTCCTCAAGACCTCGACCGAAGGCAGGCCTTCCACGGCGCGTACCTCGTTCACGGTTATCCAGCCATTTTCGAGCGCGACCTTGCACTGATCGAACCGAGTAACCACATCTTGGCGCTGCGGTTCGACCAGCAACGTTGAAGCGGGCAGCAACTTTGAAGTGATAGCAGTGACGGGTAGCGCAACGCATGCAGACGTCAGAGACTGAACGAATCTACGGCGATTCATAAGCTGAAGCATAGCACCCCAATGTTCTCCGTCATCATCCCATCGCGCAACGCCTCGAACCTGGTTCCCTGCGTCGAGGCAGTGCGTCGAGCCGAGCCTACGGCCGACATCATCGTGGTTGACGATGGAATCGATTGGACTGAAGCCTGGCACTTGAAGCACCGCGTCCGAGTGATCGAGGGAGTGAAGCCCTTTTGCTTCGCCCGCAACATGAATTTGGGCATTCAGGCCTGCGCCGGCGACGTGATCCTGCTCAACGATGATGCGATTCTCGAAACTCCCTTCGGCTTCCACGAGTTGGAAGAAGCGAGTAAGGCGCATCCGGAGTTCGGCGTGATCTCGGCGGTGACCAACGTCGTCGGGAACCTGGCCCAGCAACCGCGAGACATGGGATTGCGCGAGGAACCGCGCACGCTGGCCTTCGTTTGCGTCTATATCCCGCGCGCAACGATCGATCGCATCGGGCTGCTGGATGAGCGCTACGTTTCCTATGGCTGGGACGACAACGACTATTGCCGGCGGGTGCGCGAAGCTGGCTTGAAGCTCGGCATCTTCGACGATTGCTTCGTGGATCACGCTTCCCTGCACTCGACTTTTCGCGGGTTGCCGCGCGCACCTGGCGATATCGCTGCTGGGCGCGAGATCTATCGCGCAAAATGGGGAGACGCGAGTTGAAGCTCTTCCTCTCACCCCACAATGACGATGAGACTTTATTTGGTGCGTTCACGATCCTTCGCGAACGTCCACTGGTTTTAATTGTCACCGATAGCATGCGTCAGGCAAGTAAAGGAATCACGGCTAAAGAGCGCCGGTACGAAACGATGAACGCATTGAGAATCCTGGGAGGTGAGCCTTACTTTCTGGGAATTCCGGATGCCCGGCTCGATGCGAACAACCTAGCCGCCGGTATCGATGGGTTCTTGGCAACGCACGGCCCCTTTGAGCACGTATTTGCGCCTGCGATCGAAGTCAATGGCAACGTGGATCACAATCTGATCGCTGGCGTTATGTTCAGCATTCCGACGACGCGCTATCTCACCTACACGACGGCCGGCAAATCGCGCTCGGCACATCGGGTCCCTTTTGAGAAGGATTGGACGTTGCTCAAGCTGCAGGCGCTGGCTTGCTACAAATCGCAGATCGCAGAGCCGAGCACGCGGGATCACTTCTTGCGCGAGCAGTACGAGTATTACGCATGAACGCCAAGGACGCTCACGAGATCAGGTATTGGCGGGGATGCAGCCCAGAGACCCTGCAAGAAGAAACAGACCGCCTGCAGCTGATGCGCGGACTGTTTCCCCTTCCTGACGAGGCCGCATCTGTGCTCGAAATTGGAGTAGGGCCGCAGGGCGGATTGCTGCCGTTCGTTAAATCTCGGCGGAAGGTTGGTGTTGACCCTTTATTTTCCGCTTACGCGCAGCTCGGCTTTACGCGGCCAATCGGGGTTGAATGCGTCGAAGCCTATTTCGAAGCATGGGAGTCATCGGAGACGTTCGAGGTTATCATCTGCACCAACGCTCTCGATCACGGCGAAATGGGCTTCCACACATTGCCGGCCATCGCCGCGCGCCTCAGGCCTGAGGGGCGATTGTTTTTACATGTTCACCTTCGCCCTGCCGCACTCTTGAATGTCGGTCACGACCATGCGCTAAGCGTTGAACAACTCGACGCAGAATTAGCGAAACTCCCATTACGCGAACTGAAGCGTGAGTTCTTTGAACACGATGTTGATGGCAATTACTGCCGGGCGGTCGTTGGAATCTGGGAGCGATCTCGATGATCGAGCAGTGGAACAATGATAGCGTGCGGGTCCTGGAGCGCGGCTCGATCCGCGCCTTCATGGAGCGCAACCGCCAATATCTACGCGGCCGGGTCCTGGACTTCGGCGCGGGGAAGCAACCCTACCGCGACCTGGTCGTGGGCGAATACGTTCCCCTGGATCAGGGGGACGATCAAGGAGACAACTTGCCGACTGGATACTTCGATTGCGTGATGTGTAACCAGGTCATTCAGTACCTGGACGCGCCGAAGTATTTTCTGCAGCGCGTTCACGGATGGCTGTCGCCGCGACGCGGTTGTCTAGTGATGACGTATCCGACCAATTGGGATGAGGTCGAGAGTTCGGACTTCTGGCGCTTCACCAAACGCGGAATGGAAGTTCTACTGCTGCAGTCCGCTGATTTTGAGGTTATCTCGCACGAACGCCGCGCGGAGATCAATCTGAACGGCTTCAAATTCCCGCTGGGGTATGGCCTTGTCGCCCGCGCGGCAGTGAATGCATGAAGATTAGCGCCGTTCTGGTTACCCGGGGAGATGTGGACCTGACGCCGATCCTGAACTCGCTGCCCGTGGATGACGTCGTGATCTGGGACAACTCGAAACGACAAGACTTCAAGGTTCTCGGGCGATACGTGGCGGCCTATGAGGCACGCCATTCCGTGATTTACACCCAGGACGACGACTGCGTGGTTGATAGCACTCAAGTGATCGCAGCCTATGAGCCCGGTCGCGTGGTTTCGAATATGCCGGCGGCGAAGCGCAGCGAATATGCCGGGATCGCTCCGGGTGTTGCCCTGGTCGGGTGGGGAGCCTGCTTTGACGCAGACTTAACGCGAGTGTTCGAGCGCTACATCGCACGTTACGGCCGAGACGAGTTGCTGCTGCGGGAATGCGATCGAGTGTTTACAGCCTTGAACTCAACAAAGCTGATCGATGTGCCCATCACGCATTTGCCCCATGCGTTTGCCGGCCGAATGGGGAACGAAACGCGCCATCTGTCAGACCTGGCCGAGATCCAGCGCCGGATTGCTTCGCTGTGAGAGAACTTCTCTATCTCGCTTTCAACCGGCTGGAGTTTACCCGGAAGAGCTTCAGTACGATGCTCGCGAACACGGACTGGAGTCTGATCGATCGCCTCGTAATCTACGATGACGGCTCGACCGACGGAACACGCGAATACCTGAGAGAGCAACTGGCGCACGCGCCGATCAAGGCAGCCCTTTACCAGAGTCAGAATCTTGGCCCGGTCGGGATCATGAATACGTACCTGCAACTGACCGAGGACGACGGACTCTTCATCAAGATCGACAACGATGTCATGCTGCCGCCGAACTGGCTCCCGGAATGCCTGGATGTTATGCGCGATCCTACGATCGATCTGTTGGGTATCGAAGCCGTTCACACCATTGGTCAGGGTCCTCGCGGTTTTCGCCATGCGGAATACATCGGTGGCATCGGCCTGATGCGCCATCGCGCGTTTCGCTGCTCGCTGCCGACGCCGCAAGGACGCTTTGGCTTCACCGCCTGGCAGGATGGTCAAAAGCAAGTGAAGAAAGCCTGGCTCGATCCGGCTCTTCCCGTTTGCTTGCTCAACCTGGTGCCCTTTGATCCCTGGCGCAGTCTCAGCCTCGAGTACATCCGGAAAGGCTGGCAACGCGACTGGCCGTCGTTCCTGCCGGAGACGGAAACGAAGTTTTGGGAGTGGTGGCAGTGATGGCCGGAGAGAAGATTGTCGGCATGATGCGCATCAAGAACGAGGCTCGCTGGATACGAGCCGTGCTCGAATCCGCACTGAGAGTCTGCGAGCGCGTGTATGTGCTCGACGATCATTCCAGCGACGGCACATTCGATATCTGCCAGCAGTTTCAGGATCGCGTGCTCATCTACTCCTCGGCATTTCACAATCTCGACGAGGCCAGAGATAAGAACTGGATGCTCGAAGTGATTCGCCTGGGAACCAACGCGGAGTGGGTCCTGGCTATCGACGGCGACGAGCTGCTGATGGATCATGACGAACTAATCGCGACGGCCGAAAGCGGGCGAGCCGATTGCTACGCGTTGCGCGTGCTCTACCTCTGGGACCGGAAGGACCAGGTAAGAACGGATGGCGTCTATGGCCGCTTCTGGCGGCCGTCGCTGTTTCGCTTGGGTACCGGGGAAAGCCGCGCCCAGGGAAGCTTTTGCACGACACGCAATGGGGGAAACTTTCACTGCGGCAACGTACCCAGCGAACTACTTCACAATTCCGGCCGCTCCGAAGTTCGTCTGCTGCATTTTGGCTACATGAGCGCTCTCGATCGACGGCGGAAATTCGACTGGTACAACCAAAACGATCCGAACAATGTGATCGAAGATCAGTACGTCCACATGATCCAGGGCGACAACGGCGGACCACCGGCACACTTGCAACTAAAGCATGCCGGACCGCTCGAACTGGCTGCGCTTAGGGCTTGTCATTCCGAGCAACACGAGGAATCTGCAGTCGCGAAGAGCTGAAATCCCATGATCCCGCTAAAATTTGCAGTTCTTTGCGCGGAATGCGAGGCGATCAGCCGCGGGCGAAATCATCAGTGCGAAGTCTGCGGCAGCCAGGCGCTGCTGAATCTCTCGGCCATTCTCGATCGCAATTCGATTCCCGCCTCGAAATCGCAGGAAGTTGCCGTTCGGATGGGAGTCGCATAAATGCCGCTTCCCCGTTTATCCCGGCGTGGCTCCGGCTCCGGTGTGGCGATCGGAGGCATGGACCGGCTGATTACGATCCAGGCGCGCACCGGAACGAATTCCTACGGACAGCCCGGCGGGGCGTGGAGTGACTTCGCCCCGAACGTCTGGGCCAAGATCGAGCACGTCGCGGGGAAAGAAGTCGTGAACCAGACCGAATTTGCGGCCGAAGTCACCGACCGGTTTACGTGTCCCTATGTTCCCGGGGTCACGCCCAAGATGCGGATTCAATACGTGGACATCGACGGGAAGACCCGCTATTTCGACATTCTTTTTCCGCAGAACGTCGAGCAGCGGGGCATGTTCCTGGAGCTGCTGGCCAAGGAAATCTACTCGAACACCTAACAATGATCGACCCGAATCTAGCGATCCTCGCCTGGTTGCAATCGAGCACGGCATTGGCCGCATTGGTGGGAACAAACATTTACTCGCCGGGGCTGCCGGAGGGCTTTTCGGCCGACGCCGGATCTTCGCCAACCTCTGCCACGCGCGCCGTAGTGGTGAGAAAACGCGGAGGGACTTCGCAGTCCGAAATTCTCGCGCTGCTCGATCCGAGCTTCGCCATCGAGTGTTGGGCTGCTGAAGCTCCCGATGCCACGAAAATTTACGGCATCATCCGCGACCTGATGCATGGAGCGACTTCGATTGATTTGGGCGCTACCGGCTTCGTCATCCTCTCGCAGGAAGAAGTGCCTGGGCAGGATTTCGCTGACCCGGTAACCCACTGGTCGATGGTCTTTGCCTACTACCACGTGAAGCTGCGGGCGCAGAATTCGTAACTCTCTTTTTCGTCTCTCATTCCAAACCTCAAAATGTTCCCAACAGGAGGCTCCATGAAACATCTTCGGCTGGCTGTCGCGCTGATGCTGCTTTCTTTGACGGCGCCATTGCAAGCACAAAACCGGCTCCCTTTGACTCAAACCATTACTGTTTCGGGAACGTCGCAACCGTTCCCCAACAGCAACGGTTCCATGCAGGTCTCGTTCGAGGAAAAGATCGCAGGCGCTCCCAGCACGATTTCGATTGTGATTCAGGGCTGCAAACTGGGCAACACCTGCGACACCCTGGATACGTACACAACGGTCGCCAACGCAATCCGCCCGCCTTCGTCTTCACTCACCAAGGTCTATGACTCCTTCGTGGTTACCGCGAGTTGGACAGGCGGCAGCAACGTCGTAGTCACCATCAACGCCACACTCACTACAGCGAGCGCCGGCAACGGTAGCAGCGGCGGCGCGGTTTCCAGCGTGTTTACGCGGACGGGCGATGTAGTTGCCGCCGCTGGCGACTACAACCTCTCTCAAATTTCCCCGGGTGCTGCCGGCATCGGCACCTGGGACTTTACGGGAGTCACGCTACTCAAGGCTCGCTTGGCTGCCGGCTTGACCACGACGGTCAATGGGGATTTCGGATTCGATACGACGAACCTGAATTGGCACGGATGGAACGGCGCAGATGGTATATTCCCGTTGGTTCCCGTGGGAACTCCAGTCAACGGGCAGTGTCCCACCTGGGTCGTTTCATCCGGCAAGGTAAGTTTCGGAGCGGCAGCTTGCGGGGCGGCTGGCGCGAACACGGCCTTGAGCAACTTAGTCGCGCCAAGCATCAACACGTCGCTCTTGGCTCAGACTGGCGTCGATCTTGGCGGGACGTCCAATCCCTTCCGCAATCTCTATTTGTTCGGTTCGGGTACCTACGGATCCACCTACTTTCAACTGACCGGCACGCCCACTTCCACTCGGACGGTTACGTTTCCCGATAACACGGGCAGTGTGGCCGAACTCAATTTCGCCCAGACCTGGAGCGCGCTGCAGACTTTCGGCGGTTTGACCGGCACCGGAAGCATTGATTTTTCTGGATCAACTATTTCAAAACTTCGCGTCGGCGCCGGACTAACGACTTCGGCAAATGGAGACATCGGCTACGACACGACGAACAAGAACTGGCATCTTTGGCAGAACGGCGCTGATGCGCTGGCTGCGATCTGGTCGGGCGCTTTAACTAGTGGTCACTGCCCTCAGATTCTTGTCGTCAGCAGCGTTACCACCTTGGTGGACTCTGGATCGGTGAATTGCGGCGGGCTCACGAATCCCCTGACGACCTCGGGCGACATTTTCATCGGAGGCCCGGCTGGCGCCCCGGCGCGGTTGCCCGTCAATGCGAGCTCGCTTCCAGAAAGCGTGGTCTCGGTTTCGGGGGTAACTTCCTTGGCACCGGCAAGCCTAAACGTGGATCCCCAGACCGGAGATTACACGTTCTCGTGCCCGACTGATCGCTTCGGAGAAATTGAGTTCAACATCACCAGCCCGCACGGTTTCTATCTGCCGCAAGCTGGCAGCACAACCTGCGCCCAGAGCAGTATGGGGATGGTGGTACGCAACACCTCGACCTCCGCTGCCATCTTGACGCTATGCTCGGGTACAGGAGCAAACGGAACTTGCACGCCGGGATCTTCGACCTTCCAGCCAGAAGCGACAAACAGCATCAACCTCATTCCCGGCGCCGCCGCTTTCGTTTATTCAGACGCCACGACGAGCACCGGCAACTACCATGTCATCCCGATCGCGAGCCCATTCGGAGGTGCAAACACTCAGACCGCCAACTACACGGCCACGTTGCTCGATAAAGACAAGCTCATCATCATGAACTGCTCGGGAGCGTGCGCGCTGACACTGCCGGCGACGCCGCCATCGAGCAAGTGGGGCGCGTGGATAATGTCGATCGGCTCGACGCTGGCTACGGTGTCGCTGAACTCCTTAAACTTCAACGGAGGAGCTTCCGCGCCCGCGCTGATCAAATACATGCCCATCATGGTCCGCACCGATGGTTCGAACTACTTCGGAGATGCGCCCCTGGTCGGAAGTGCACAGGTAACAGTCACGCCGACAGCCAACGGAGTGGCGCTCGGGATCGGCGCGACTTCCATCGGGTCCGCGCAAGTTGATAGCAGCGTCGTCACAGACGCGGGGAACACGACGACGACCGGGGGCAAGGTCGCTGTTAGCACGACCACGGCAGGCAAGGTGAATTATCTCGACTTCCCGGAACGGTTTTATATTCCGAGCGCAAATTGCAATATCACGACCGCAGGTGCGGGATGGTCGATTCCCGCAGGTGGCACGGTGACCTGCCGAGGAGGGACAAACAACCTCGGCGGCTACATTACCATCACCGACACTTCTTCGACGTTCGCCCAATTCACCCTGATGCTTCCTGTGGACTGGGACACCGCGACAAATCCCTACATCAAGTTTTACTTCTCTTCGGCTTCGGATACGACCAACGGACACACGGTCATTCCGCAGATCAAGGTTTCCTGTCCGACAGCGGCCAACGGTACGACCTCGGATGACGCGACATTCTCCGCTGCGCAAAGTTCCAGCACCGTGACGTTCGGAGCCAGTGCCGTAGCCAACGGATTCTACAACGGGTCCAGCGTGCAAATCGGCGCTACCCAGATGACGGGTTGCATTGCTGGCGGGATGATGATCGTGCAGGTCGGACGGGCGACGGACACGGCAACCGGGAATATCAATTTCTACGGTGCCGACGTGACCTTCCCGAGACTGCTCGTGGTGCAGGCGAACTAACATGAAAAAACCTTTGCTGATGATCATCGCGCTCTCGCTGATTGCGTGCTGCGCCTTTCAGTACGTGCCGACGACATATAACAAGGGTGGCGGCGGAGCCTCGGCCCCGCTCTTCGTGCAGGATACTTACAACACGTCGGCCTGCGCTGGCGGTCCTGCGACTTGTGCGGCTGCCAGCATCAACACAACTACGGGCAACTTTCTATACGCCGAGGTTTTTTATCAGGTCACCACCACATTTACCAGTTTCACGGATACCTGCGGAACGAGTGGCGGGGCGTCGAACACTTACACCACCATCGCATCGTTCACCGGAAATTCCGGCGCTAAAGTGACGATCGCGTATACCCAAATTGGATTTGGGAAAGCCTGCGTCGTAACCGCTAATCTGGGTGGAACGCCGGCAAACAACGCTCAAGACTACGTTGCCGAAATATCAGGAGCAAACACCAGCACCCCGGTGGGGGCGGGTCAGTTTGCCAGCGCCGTCCAAAGTACGCCAGGGACCGGAGCGAATGCCTTATCGAGCGGAAACCTCACCACCACGCAGACAAACACCCTTGTCATCGGAACAACAATTACTTGTTTCGGGAATCCCGACTCATTCAGTGCCGGGACCGGGTTCACCATCAAGCGCAACGTAGTAAGCGGGAACTGTAATCTCGGCGCGGAGATTGAGACGTTCGCCAGTTCCGGAGCCATCGCTGCCATCTTTACGACGACCCCCGGCACGAACTTGAACTACAACACGGTCGCCGTGGCCTTCCAGCATCCATGAAAAGACTCCTTCTAGTAGTTTGGGTTTGGGTTTTTATAAGCCCCTGCTTCGGTCAGTCTTGGTCGAGCATCATCTCCGCGTCTCGCGCAATTGACTGGACGACAGCGGGACTTCCGGCAACCATCACCTACGGCACGGGCGGCGGCGCGTGTCCTGGTGCAAACTGCACTGAAAGCACGACAAACCCTTGGACGCCGCCAACCCGAGTACAGTCAGGCTCAACCATCACATGCGCGAACACGTCCGCTGATGCGGCCACGATTAACGCAGCGCTGGTGGCGGCTTCTCCTGGCTCCTACGTTCTGCTCGCGTCGGGCACCTGTAGTATTACCAGCAACCTCATCATGGCGAACGGAGTCACGCTTCGAGGCAGCGGACCACAAAGCACAACGCTGAATATGGCTACGGGAACCCTCATTCAGTACCATGTTTCCGCGACCAACATTGGCGGCGGAGCGCTGTCAGGCAGTCCATCGGCGGGCACGGCTTCCGTGACGATTCCCTCGACGACCGGCACCCCTGTGGTTGGAAACGTCGCGTGGTTCAATCAGTGCGACTCTGGTTTCAGTGGGAGTTGGACCACGAACGGGCTAAACACATGCCCGACGGGATCGCAATCTGACAACGGCGCATTTTTCATCTGTGGTTTTATCTCAGCGTGCAGCGGCAACAATGTTGGAAACACGGCGAACGTTCAACAGCAATACGTTCTCATCACTTCAGTGACGCCAAACGGCGGGGGAAGCTACACAGTTGGCTTCACTCCTGGTATCTACCTGCCGAACTGGTCAACCGCCAACACTGTGGGAATGTATTGGCAGAACCAATCCTCCATCGGAGTGGCCATCGGGCCTGGACTAGAAGCGGTCACCGTGTTGTATGTCGCAGGTTCAAACAGCAACGTGGATCTGGCCAACTCCTACGCTTCGTGGGTAAAGAACACGCGTCAGATTGGCGACACGGCGAACGATCTAATTCAGGTGGGGCCGGTTTCTTTGCATGATTTGGTGATGAACAACTACGGCTATTCCCAACTGCCGAGCAGCACGACTGCTTTGGGCGGAGGGGTAGCCGACAAGCAAGAATCGAGCAGTCTGGTCCTCAACAATATTCTTGTAATCGGACTGAACCCCGAAGGTGCTGGCAGCGAAGAGGGCAGCGTCTACGGATATAACTATATTCGAGATGTGGACTCGACCAACTATCAGACGCCCACGATCCACCATGACCCCGGCACGGCATTGGCCCTTTCTGAATCGCAACAATCGGGCGGTATTCAGGATGACGCCACTTGGGGAACGCACGATGCCGATACGACCTTTCGCAACAATTACAGTTGCGACGATCCGCCGTTTATCATAGCGGGCGCAGCGCTCATTGGAATTGGGATCGATTCTTTTGCGAGATTTGACAACGCGATTGGAAATGTGATCGGTCCAGGTTGTGCAAATTACCAAGGCACATCCGCAGGCACTTACGGGGTTTTCTTCTTCAACAACCACGGCCTCGACACGATCGCGCAGGCAACATCGTTTCGCTGGGGGAACTATGACACAGTGACCGGAGCAGCGCGATACTGCGGACCGGGCTTCAGTGGATTCACAAGCGCACCTTGCAATGGATCAAGCGCGACGGGGCTCTCAGCGTCGGAGTCAACAAATACGGTCACGGTACTCAGCACCCAAAATCCCGGCACGAATGCGACCGTAGTGATGACGCTCTGTTCTCCTTCCGGCTATAACGGAACGTTCGTGACGACCGCATCCAACGGCTCACAATTTCAATACACAGATCTAAACAGTGGCCTCGGCGCGGGCAGCGGATGTACAGCTACATTAGGGTCCGAAGTCCCAACCGTACTCGCTGGAAATGCTTTCCCGTACAACAATTCGGTGCCCGCGAGCACGGCCCTGCCTCCATCGTTCTTTCTTCCGACTACAGCGCATCCAAGTGGTGGGACGGGCCTGAGTTGGTGGAAAGTCTGCACTACCTGGGCTAGTTTTCCAACATCGTGTTCTGTCAGCACTACGAACCCATTCCCAGCGAATGGGCCGGATGTCAGCGGGGGGAATCTCGTCAACGGGTTCGCCTACGACATTCCGGCATCGCTGGCCTGGAAGAATCTTCCAACGGATACCAGTTTCCAAAACTCCTACACCGTCACGGCGTCTGGTTGGTTAGGCGGATTCGAAACACTGACTGTCTCGGGTCTTCCAGGCACGCACGTCATGGGCGGGTTTCAGTTGAGCGGAGTCAATGCCGCGTGCTTGCCTACGAGTGGGGTTTCGTTCACGGGCCGCTCCGATGGCGAAATCTTAATAACGGGATCGACCGCGACCACTGTTCTTTACGCGACTTCCAATCCCGGAGTAAGTTGCACGGGCACATTAAAGTGGCCGGATATTCGCCAGTTCGATGAACGCGTCTATCAGAACGATCCAACTCCACCGCCCAACGGCACTCCATCTGGTGGAGCGTTAATGATGGCGAGGCAAATAGGCAACAGGCAATAGAAATCGGTAGAAATCCAGCAACATTTCCCCAACCCATGCCAACCGAACTGCAGCCCATCGTGGACACCACCGCCGACGATATCGGCTTCTCCGCCTCGTTTGCAACCGACTTGCGTGCGGAGATTCACAACGCCGGCGTGCAGGCCACGAAAGAGATTTTCACCGAGCAGATCCTTCCGCAAGCGCGAGCGCTCTCGCCGGTCGGAGGCCATCTCGATCCGCATCCTGGAAAAAACCGCGACTCCATTCAAGTCAGTTTTCGCGATAACCCGGAGACGGGATGGATTTCCGCCTGGCTGTACACCGAATCCGGATACGGCTGGCTGATCGAGCATGGCACCAGTCACAACCGCCAGTTGACCAAGACGGCAGTTTCGAAGCGGCACGGAAAAGTTGCGGCGAGCGATCGCACTCGTCCCCAGCCGTATCTTCTGCCCGCAGTCTTGCAATTCGTAGCGCAGATTGCCGAACGGCAGCGAGAGATTTTAGAACAAGGCGCATAACCCCACAAAGCAGCACCGCGAGAAGTGTCGACGGCAAATCTCCCTTTTTCCCCTTTCCAGGAACTTACCAATCAACGAACTGACCCGACGGTCGGCAGAAGCGGCTTCGATTCGAAAACTTTTCACCTAGGAGAAAATCACCATGGCAGAAC